TTAACTGGTTCAGATATGGTGTTAATGACCGGAGGACGAAATTTTTCAACGTCCACAAACAAATTTACGGTTCCTCGATTTCAAGTTTCGTCAAACTCGTTTAGCGCGATTGTGACAAACATTATGAGCACCAACGTCGTTTGGGATTTCCCCAGCACGTCGAGCGGTTCTGTTGCCGACCTCGGCGCAAACATCACTGGCGTGAAAGATGGCGATCAAGTTATCGTCTCGCCGCCACAAGCTGCCATGACTGGCATTATCGGATTTTACACCGGCTTCGCCAGCAACGGCGTTGCTTACGGTCGATTCGTTCCCACCGCAGCCACTCAAGACCCGGCCAGCGCAACCTTTCGCGTTGTCGTTACTCAATACCAATAAACCTATGAAAAAAATCATCCTCCCCATTACCCTCCTTGCCGCGCTCGTCGCGGGTTACACCTTTGCGCAAGAATTTGGGCAACCCATGCACCGGGAATTTTTTCGCAACACCAAACTCAACGCTGCTCGCACCGACCAACTGAATGCGCTTTGGGAAATTATTGACTCCAAGAAGCCCAACACTACTTTGATTCGCGTTATGCTCACCCGCGACGGCACCAATGATGTGATTATCGGCGTCATGGAAAATGTCCGCGTGAAACTTGTTGAGGACTAATGCACGACCACACCAACACATTGATAAACGGCGCCGTCGGCTTTGGAGCTTCTGTTGGCGGCATTTCTATATCATTCATGCCACAGATCGAAACCGGTCTACGTCTATTTTCCCTGACCCTTGGCGTCATTATCGGTTGCATTACACTATATCGCCTATTGCGGAAAAATAAGCACAGACGCTAATAAGCGCATTCTATAGAATGTGATTATACTATGAAGAAGATTGAATCGAAGTCTGGTAAATTACTCGAAGCCCTAGAATCAAATCTACCGGTTGCTATTCGAATTGCACCTCCTCCTCCTCCGAAACTCCTATTTAAGCAACCTGAAAAGGAAGATCTGATATCCGATTCGGAAGAAGACTATAAATTTTCCAGGGCAAAACTCAAGAGCCTAATTGACAAAGCTGAACACTCTCTGGAAGGATTGATGACGGTAGCCGAAGAGGCCGAACATCCTCGAACATACGAAGTCCTAGCTGGAATGCTCCAGACTACTTCTGACATGACAGATAAGTTGATGGATTTGCAACGCAAGAGGAAAGACATTCTGGCGCCTCAGAAAAATAATACCGATCATTCTCCAAATCCAACGAATGTCGCCGTGTTTATAGGAACATCGGCCGATTTGCAGAAGAGACTGTCTTCTTCATCTTCCGAAATAATCGATGTGCCATGCAGCGAATAATCGATCAGGGCAAATTAGGTATCTCATACCTAGGGAATAATTCCGTCAAGCGTGATGGCATTCTGCAGAATTTTACCAAGAAGCAGGTTGAAGAATATAAGAAGTGCATGGATGATCCGGCATACTTTGCTCGAAAGTATTGCAAGGTCATCAATCTGGATAGAGGCCTGGTACCATTCAATCTCTATCCATATCAAGAACAGATGTTCAAGCAGTTTCGAGAGAATCGCTTTAACATCGTCCTAGCCTGCCGGCAGTCGGGGAAATCTGTAAGTGCATCGATATTTATTCTTTGGTATGCTATCTTTCAATCTGATAAGACAATTGCTATCCTGGCCAACAAGGGATCGACGGCTCGGGAAATGCTATCTCGCATAACTCTGGCTCTGGAGAATCTTCCATTCTTTCTGCAGCCTGGTTGCAAAGCTCTGAACAAAGGTTCAATATCCTTTTCAAATAATTCTAGGATCATTGCGGCAGCCACCTCTGGCAATTCTATTCGAGGTCTATCTATCTCTCTACTTTATCTAGATGAATTCGCCTTTGTCAATGATGCGGAAAGATTCTACACATCCACCTATCCGGTTATTTCATCGGGAAAGCAGTCTCAGGTAATCATGACGTCGACGTTCAATGGCGTAGTGAATCTATATTATCGTCTATGGCAAGGCGCAGTTCAAGGCATCAATGAATATAAACCATTTCGTGTTGACTGGTGGGATGTTCCTGGAAGAGATGAGAAGTGGAAAGCCCAGACAATTGCCAATACATCTCAGATGCAATTCGACCAAGAATTTGGCAACTGCGCAATTGGATCTACAGATACATTGATTGCCCCTGAATTTCTCCTGGCGCTCAAAGCCATTGGCCCCGAAGAAATTATTCGTGGAATCAAGATCTACAAGAAACCAATTGAAGGACATAAGTATTTCTTACTGGTTGATGTTTCGAAAGGACGAGGACAGGATTATTCCACTGTTTCGGTTTTCGATGTCACGGCTCGTCCATTTGAACAGGTGGCAACTTTCCGTGATAACATGATGTCACCTCTCATATTTCCCGATTTGATTGTTGGATTGGCCAAGAGATTCAATTCGGCACTTGTCATCATTGAAAACAATGACGTCGGACAGGTTGTTTGTAATGGTGTGTATTACGACATGGAGTATGAAAATACGTTTGTAGAATCAAACGTTCGTGGTGGCATCGGTGTGACAATGACTAAGCGCGTCAAGAAAATCGGATGTTCTTTTCTGAAGGACTTGATTGAAAGCCGAAAGCTCGTAATCAATGACTCCGATACGATCGTAGAGCTCTCTACTTTCGAAGCCAAGGGAGACTCCTATGAAGGGGCCGATGGTTCTCACGACGATTTGGCCATGAATCTGGTTCTTCTGGCATGGTTTTTGACTACACCATTTGCCGAATTAAAAGATGGTGAATTGAAGGATATGCTGTTTGCCGAGAAAGTAAAGGGAATGGAAGATGAATTGGTACCTCCTGGCTTTTTAGGAAACGCCGGTTCTGCTATTCCGACACGATCTATGGAGATTTATATGGAAATGGTAAATGAGATGGAAGAGTGGGAAAAGCTGTGAAGCTTCTAATTTGAATAAATAAAGTTTATTGAATCAAGTCTTATCATGTACCAACTTATTAAATACTAACTGAAAGACAACTATTATGGCATTTCTCGTTTCTCCTGGCGTTCAAGTTACTGAAAAGGACTTGACAAACGTAGTTCCAGCCGTTTCGGCATCGATCGGCGCTTTTGCCGGTCCATTTAAGTGGGGCCCAACCGATACGGCTATTACATGTGCTTCGGAAGGAGATCTTCTACTCAATTTCGGTAAACCAGATGGTTTACATGCTCGGAGTTTTCTAACTGCGGCTAGCTATTTAAAGTATGGAAATGCGCTGAAAGTGTCGAGGTCCGCGGGTGCTGATTGTAACAATGCCGTTTCGACCTTCCTCGCGCAAACTGAGTTAACCGTGATTGCAAGCGGCTCTTACTCAGGCACTACTATAAGCACTTTTACCTCCACTATTGATACTATCACGCTCGGAAAAACTACACAGACAGCTACAGTTTACATAGGTACAAATAGTACTACGACCACCAGTACTGTCACCTCTTCCAGTTACACACCGGCGTATACGATAATCACCAATATCACTCGTAATTCAGGATCCACTTCGTCTATCTCTTTCAGCACAATTGGGAATGTGATCACGGCTACTCTCACTGTAGGTTCAACGTCTGGTACATTTACATCGGGTACTTCAGTTATTCAACTTTCCTCGCTATATGCCTCAGCAGGGTCGGGGACTGGTTCAAATTCGTTGATAAAAATTGGCAATATTGATCAATTTAATAATAATACTGCAGTCTCCTCCACAACCTCAGATGTTTCATTCGTTGCTCGATATCCTGGTGCTTTGGGAAATTCCCTAGGTGTCTTCGTAGTAACTGCCCGGACAGCTCCGACAGATTCATATGCGAAGCAATTCGACTACATCCCTACGTTCAACTCGAATAATCCTACAGTCGTAACGGCGATGGCCTCCACGACGTCGTCGACGGCCGCCAGCGCTACAATTACTGTTCCGCAGTTAGCCTTTTCGGCTCTGCCTCTGACAACATCGATGTACGTAGTTTCCTCTGCCAATCTACCCGAGCACGGGCCGGCCAAAGTAAACAGCTTTACTGCAACTGGGTCCAACTATACTGTCACACTCTCCGAAAATCAGGCCGCATATGCAGTTGGAACGGCGTTTAAGTTTTTCGAAGCCGATGAAATTCACGCCCTGGTCGTTGATTTGGACGGCGGAATTAGTGGAACTTCTGGAACTGTTCTGGAAAAATTCCAGAATCTTTCTCTTCTCTCGGATGGCAAACGTGCGGATGGTACGAATAACTTCTACAAGGATTACATAAATCGTAATTCGAGCTACGTGTATTCCGCCGGTTTCGCAGCTAACTATTTTACAGGCGACGAAATTGCGTCAACCGATTCTACATACATTCAACTTCCAGATCGCGGCGATGCGCTTTCGCACATTCTAGGTGGAGTGAATTATCTGAGTGGAGTCATTGGGCCGACAAAATCATCGGGATATGATGGCGCCTCTATCGGCGCGGCCGGAGACATTGCAACGGCTCTAGATGTATTTGCCGATGCGGCAACAATCGACGTCAATCTTCTATTCACCGGCGACTTCAGCGGCGATACTTCGCTTGGCACGGGCGAACAGAAAGCTCAGGAGATTGCCGAGGCTCGCAAAGACACGATTGCATTCATCTCGGCTCCTCCTCTTCTTTACCAAAAGACTTCTGAACCCGCTAAGCAAACTGCGATTTTGGCTAAGTTTAATGATGGAACAGCCGCGCGCAATTCGTATTCCGTCTTTGACTCGTCTCCGCTTTACGTCTACAACAAATATCAAGATAACTATATTTGGATTCCGGCTTGTGGACACATGGCCGGACTTTGCGCCAATACCGATCTGGTCGCCGATGCTTGGTTTTCTCCGGCCGGATATAATCGTGGAAATCTGAAGAGTGTTACTAAACTCGCATTCAATCCGACTCAGACATCCCGGGATGAGCTCTATAAAGCTTCGGTCAATCCGATTGTTTCGTTTCCTGGCCAGGGTATTATTCTCTTTGGAGATAAGACTGCGCAGGCTAAACCGTCGGCATTCGATCGGATCAACGTGCGGAGGCTTTTCATTATTCTCGAGAAAGCAATTGCCACGGCGGCCAAGTATCAGCTCTTCGAATTGAATGATCGTTTTACACAGGCGATGTTCCGGAACATGGTTGAACCGTTTCTTCGAGAGATTGCAGGACGAAGGGGCATTACGGATTTCCTCGTCGTCTGTGATTCGACTAACAATACTCCTGAAGTAATTGACACAAATCGGTTTGTTGCGGATATCTACATCAAACCGGCTCGTTCGATCAATTTCATTTCGCTTAATTTCATCGCCACTCGCACCGGTGTTTCTTTCGCCGAGGTCGCTGGAGCTTAACAATAAATACCATTCAATAACTAATAGCGGTTAAATTTAACTAATTAAAAAATATGCATAGCTTAAACGATTTTAAAGCGAGGCTGGTAGGCGGTGGAGCTCGAGCTAACTTGTTTCGAGTCGAATGTCCTTTTCCAAGTGGGACTGGGGGGAATCAGCAACAGGCTACCTTCATGATTAAGTCGGCGGCTCTTCCCGCATCGACACAGGGGAAAATTGAAATTCCTTTTCGAGGTCGCAAATTTAAGATTCCCGGCGATCGTACCTTTGATACATGGACTGTTAAGGTCATCAATGATAGTACATTCGATCTTCGAAATGCCTTCGAAAGTTGGATTGATATCAGCAATCCTGCGCCTTCGAATACCGGTCACACCGATTTCAGTAGCTACATGTGTCAATTGCAGGTAATTCAGATGGATAAGTCTGGAAATGATATCAAGAGATATCTGTTCGTCGACGCCTTTCCTACATCGATTGGTGCGATCGAGGTTGCATATGAGACTAACGATGCCATCGAAGAATTTGAAGTGACATTCGAATATCAATATTGGATATCCAATTCTACGAAGTTTGCCGGCAATAAACGGTCGGCTGGCACGGCTGGCACTATCGGCGGACTTGGAGCCGAAATAGCAGTAAACATTAGCGGTAAAGTCGGCGGCCTCAATCTTGGCGGAGGCGGTTCGTTTGGTGTTGGAAATCTTGCATAATCTCGCTATACTTAGCCAGATATCGGGGGGGGGTAGCCTTAAGAAGCTGCCCCCCTTTTTTGAATGATAAATAGAAGTGAGCATGAAATTATTTGGATTTGAAATTTCTCGACAGATTGACAAGGCCGATTCTGATTTAAATCGGAGAGACTCTGGAGCCACGCTTCCTCCATTGGCTTTAGTATCGACATCTGAGAAGAAAGAAGAACCGGTCGAAGCTAAATCGTTTATTCCAAAGGAAAGCGAAGATGGTTCAACGGTAATTACCGCCGGCGGATACTTCGGTCAGTACGTCGATATTGATGGCACGGCCGTAGCTTCTGATCAGGATCTAATTCTCAAATATCGTAATGCGGCCGAACAGCCCGAATGCGACATGGCTGTCAATTACATCGTCGACGAAGCAATTGCGGCTGGAGAATCTGGAGTTCCAGTATCTTTAAGTTTCAACGATTTAAATTATGATGATGATGTAAAGGAAGCTATTCAGAAAGAATTCGCAGAAATCCTTCGACTACTCGATTTTTCGCGAGCATGCTCAGATATTTTTCGGAGATGGTACATCGATGGACGATTGTATTATCACGTCATTGTAGATTCGAAAGATCCAGGCGCTGGAATTAGCGAACTGCGGGTCGTTGATCCGATTAAGATGCGGAAAATTCGCGAAGTAGATACCAAGATTGATACTGAGACGGGTGTCAAGTTAGTTACAACCAAAGCCGAATATTTTATCTACGCGGAAAATCAGATTGTCGGTCAGCTCGCTCAGACTGTCAACTCCGGCGATTCTGTCACCGGTCTGAAGATTGATCCATTGGCCGTCTGTTACGTTCCCTCGGGCCTTCTGGATTCGACTCATAAGAGAGTAATTTCGAATATACATAAAGCACTTAAGCCGGTGAATCAGCTTCGAATGATGGAAGATTCCCTGGTAATTTATCGCATGTCTCGTGCACCAGAACGGCGCATATTCTACATCGACGTTGGCAATCTTCCCAAGGGAAAAGCCGAGCAATACATGCAAGAAATCATGTCGAAGTATCGTAATAAGATGGTGTATGATGCATCGACTGGCGCCGTTCGCGATGATCGTCGACACATGTCGATGCTCGAGGATTTCTGGCTTCCGCGAAGAGAGGGTGGAAAGGGAACAGAAATCACAACTCTTCCCGGTGGAGAAAATCTCGGCCAGATTGAAGACATCCTATTCTTTAAGCGGAATCTCTATCGTTCTCTCTCTGTTCCTCTTTCTCGATTCGAAGCCAAAGATTCTCTCTGGACGGCTGGTAAATCTACGGAAATTTCCCGAGAAGAAGTATCCTTTCAGAAATTTATCGATCGCCTTCGACGAAAGTTCTCCTACATCTTCATCAATCTTCTTCACACTCAGCTCCTTCTGAAGGGTATCATCGTCGAAGATGATTGGCATACCATCAAAGAGAAGATCACGATCGATTTTAAAAAGGACAACTACTTCTCGGAGTTGAAAGACTTTGAAATTATGGCCGCGCGGGTTGCGATGCTTAGTTCGGTAGGTGAATTTATTGGAAGATATTTCTCGGAGAAGTGGGTTCGGCGTAACGTCCTTCGTCAATCCGATTCGGAAATTAATTCGATGGATTTGGAAATTGCCCAGGAAAAAGCCATGGGGAACATATCTATAGATGCCGGAGAAAATGTAGCGCAGGGTGGTGGAGATGATCTTGCCATGTCCGGTGGTATGCCCGGCGGAAACGTTTCTATTCCGGATTTAGCTTCGCCTGAGGCGGTAGAAGGGGATTCCCTCGGCGCGCCGGCTCCAGAAGCCGCGGATACTAATATCGCAGAGCCGGCCGAAGAACCGGTTCAAGCATAATTCGAAACGTTGAAAAAGTATAAATAAAAATATCGATGAATATACATGCCCAAACTATAGTGCACGGCATTGTCGCCGGCGCCAATGATAAAGCCGAAATGGCGTTGAATCGCGGATTGGCCGAAAAAACAATGGCAGCTTTAGAAATTCGAAAGCTTGTCTTGGTCGATGAGGTTTTCAATAAGAAAGTCTCTCCTCAAAAGTAACATGAAACTAATCTGCGAATACAACGAAATTGGAGTAAAGGCTCTGGTTGAAGCTGCTTCGAATGGAGAGAAGAAATTCTTTCTCGAAGGTGTATTTATGCAAGCTGAAAAGCAGAATCGAAATAATCGCATTTATCCTCGCGAAATTCTGAAAGAAGCCGTGGCTAGATTTATATCTGAATCTGTTTCAACTGGCCGCGCGGTTGGTGAACTTAATCATCCCGATGGTCCGCAGATCAATTTGGATAAGGTAAGCCATCGCATTACTCAGCTATCGTGGAATGGAGATAACGTCCATGGAAAGGCTTTGATTCTGAATACTCCCATGGGCATGATTGTCAAGGGGCTCCTAGATGGCGGTGTGAAGCTTGGAGTATCTTCGAGGGGTATGGGATCGGTCGAGTCTAGAGGTGGAAAGACGTACGTCAAGTCCGACTTTACACTTTCGACGATTGACATTGTGCAGGATCCTTCGGCTCCTTCGGCTTTCGTTGAAGGCATCATGGAGGGTGTAGATTTTTTCAAGAACGGAAATGAATTTGTCGCTCGTAAAATCGAGAACATCAAGAAAAAAATTAGTGCGACTCCTTCGAGGTACCTCGAGGAAATGCAAGCCAAAGAGCTCACTACATTTCTAAAAGATTGTTCGTCATTTTCTGTTCAGTAACATTTTTCCCGATTGTAAAGTCGGGGAGTTATCGGTATGGGTACTCAATTAAACCTGTTTGTTTAATTGAGATTGAAAATAATGAGATAGAGGTCCATTGGATTTCCTCTCGCAAACCAAAATAAAACAAATGCTTAAAAAGCAAAGTAATAAAACGGTGATTCAAGAATCGGATCAGGACATGTCGGATATCGAAAAGGCCATCGCGGTTGCTCCAACTGCGCTTAAGCCGGTAACGCATCCTATATCTGTTTCGGTTGCTGATTCAGTTGCGCAAGAGGAACCAAGTGAGAACGATGGGAACGCGGAAATTGAATTCGACACTGTGAATTCCATGTCGGATGATGACTCCACTGTGGAAGATGGCGAAGCTTCTGAATCCGATGGGGATGAAGGGCCTGAGGCCGGTGAAGGTGAAGTTATCGATTCCGACGAGGATGAACATAGTGACGCTGATGAAGCTGATTCCGATGAAGCTGATTCCGATGAGGATGAAGAAGATGAGGATGAAGATGAAGATGAAGATGAAGACGTCAAAGATCCTGAAGTTGACATGGAAGAAGACGTGAATGCTCTGATCTCTGGTGAAAATAATCTGACAGAAGGTTTCAAAGCCAAAGCTAAGGTCATCTTCGAAGCGGCCGTAAAGTCCAAAGTTCGGGCTGGACGGAAACAACTCTATGAAGCCTATAAAGTAAAATTGGCTACTAGAGCTGATGAAATCTTGAATACGGTTACAGAACAGGTCGATTCATATCTCACATATGTCGTCGAATCCTGGATCAAGAATAATCAGGTCGCGATTGACTCCACTCTTCGAACCGAAATCGCTGAAAGTTTCATCACTTCTCTGAAGAACGTGTTTGCCGAGAATTACATCGAGGTTCCCCGGGCTGATAAAGACTTGGTTGAATCGTTGAATGCTCGCGTCGTCGAACTTCAAGTTCAAGTGAAAGAAGCTCGGAGTTCTATAGTAAGCTCTAAGAAACAGAACGAGTCTTTGCTTCGCAAATCAATTGTCGCGGAAGCGGCTAAAGGATTGGCGACTACACAGGCTTCCAAACTCAATGAACTTACTAGGGATTCTGTCTTTGAATCGGCCGAAGCCTTCAAGAAGAAAGTTGCTGTAATTAAAGAATCGTTCTTCGCAGGAAAAACACCTCAGTCTAAGAAGTTCGCTCCTATTCTGGAGCAGAACATGAATGAAACAGTTAGAGCGTCTGGTACCAAGTCTTCTGAAGTGATCGTCGAAGGTCAGGAAGATGCCATGGCACACATGACGCAGGATATGAAACGATACATGGGCGCCATCTCTCGCGCCGAATCTCATAATCCAAATCGTAAAGCAGAGTGAAAAAAACCCAAACCATAAATAACTCCGTATTCAATAACTAAATAATCCTATGTTTAACACCGAACAATCTATTAAAAAGTGGGGACCCGTTCTGGACCACCCCGAAGCTCCAGCCTTTAAAGACAACTATCGCCGTCAAGTTACGGCCGCGTTGCTCGAAAACCAAGAGAAGGCTCTGAAGGAAGAGCGCCGAATGATTACCGAAGCCGATATGGGCACCGGTGCAATTCAGAACTTCGATCCGATCCTGATCTCGCTGGTCCGCCGGGCCATGCCGAACCTGATCGCCTACGACGTTGCTGGTGTTCAGCCGATGAGTGGACCTACTGGTCTGATCTTCGCGCTGAAGCCGAAGTATACTACTCCTCTCACTATTTCCGGAGCGACGATCGTCACTCCCGGCGATGATGCGCTGTATGGTGGTGTCAGTGGTGTGACTACGACTCAGCCTTCCGTGGCGGGTTCTTCTACCACTGCCCAGGCGTCATACTTCACTGGCACGGTCAGCTCGATAGTTAGCGTTTCTGCTACCACATTGCTCATGAGCCTTTCGGCGGCTGTCACCGGTCTTTCGGCCGGCGATCTCATCATTGGTCAGGGTTTCGTTGCCGGTACGCGGATTACCTCGGTGTCAGGCACGCAGATATCTTTTGATACTGCTACCGGTGTCATCGTTAACACCGCTTCGACCCTCCTGTTTGCCAACCTCTCTCCCATTACCTCCGTCTTTACCGGCGTTGCTGGTATCGGCCAGTCTGGTATCGGTATTGCTACGGCTACTGCAGAAGCTCTGGGATCTACTGGCGGCACTGCCTTCGGTGAAATGGGCTTTGACATCGAGAAGACAGTTGTGACGGCTAATACCCGCGCTCTTAAAGCTTCTTACACGATGGAACTTGCTCAGGATCTTAAGGCCGTTCATGGTCTGGATGCCGAGAGCGAATTGGCGAACATTCTCTCCTCGGAGATTCTGTTTGAAATCAATCGTGAAGTCATTGAGACGATCAATGCGAAAGCCGTCCTTGGTGCTCGCTTTGGTTATACTAACGCAGGTATCTACGACGTGGCGCGCGATGCCGATGGTCGTTGGGCCGCGGAACGGTATAAGAGCCTTCACATGGCAATCGAACTTGAAGCCAACCAGATCGCCAAGGAAACACGGCGTGGTAAGGGTAACTTCATCCTCTGTTCCTCGAACGTTGCTTCGGCCCTCGCCGCGGCCGGTTCTTTGGATTATGCTCAGGCTCTGAGCACTAAGCTCGAAGTCGATGACACTGGCAACACCTTCGCCGGTGTTCTCAATGGCCGCATTAAAGTCTACGTCGATCCGTATTCCTTCACGGACTACATCACGGTCGGTTATCGTGGAACAAATCCGTATGATGCGGGTATCTTCTACGCTCCGTACGTGCCTCTCACCATGGTTCGCGCGATCGATCCGAACACCTTCCAGCCGAAGATTGCCTTCAAGACTCGGTATGGTGTGGTTTCGAATCCCTTCGTCAATCAGATCAACGGAGCCAATGCAGTCACTCAGTCCGGCGCCGATCGCGGCAACTTCTACTACCGCACGTTCAACGTGAAAAATCTGAGCCTCCGCGGTGCTCAAGGTGCTCAGACCCCGGCGGTGTAAGTTCTGACTAACCTCTCATGGGGCTTCCTCGAAAGGGGAAGCCCCTTTTTCATGTTCATAAATACTAATATAGAATGCACGTCAAATTTCTGAAGCAAGTCAGCTGAAGTAAAATATATCACCATGAGTATACCATTATCGGCGCTAACGACCAACGTCAATTTCCTTTCCCAAGTTAATTTCAAATTAACCATTCAGCATTTGGATTTTGCCAATATCGAATTCTTCTGCACCTCCGTCAATCTTCCAAGTATTTCGATCGGCGCGGTCAAGAAAAACTATCTGAATCAGGAGGCATATTTTCCAGGAGATACTCTGGCCTATGAAGCCTTGAAAGTGCGTTTCATGGTCGATGAGAACATGAATAATTACATCGAAGCCTATCGATGGCTCGCCTCCCTTTCAAATAAAAATTCTGTCAGTACGAAACCTCCAGAGAGAATGGACATCATTCTTTCGGTTCTATCGTCAAAGAATACTAGTAACAGGCAATTTCAATTTATCGATGCATTTCCAATCGGTATTTCCGAACTGTCCTTTGATACACAGGCCGAAGGAGTAACTTACATAGCATGTGACATGACTCTTCGCTTCAACTACCTTAACGTGCTTCCATAAATAAATTCGCTTACATCATGAATAAATCAATTGAAGACATTATTGGAGAGTGGGAAGTCGATTGCCAAATCGATTCTCTGGCTCTAGACGATTCAACTATCAAGTATGCAAACATCCATGCCAAGTATTTGACTTACCTGACAGATTACAAACTTAAGCTTCGATTATCCGAATCTAAAATTTCAGAAGTTCGCCATGCCAAGTGGATGTACTTCACAGGCAAGATGAGCAAGGAAGAGATGGATGAACGTAAGTGGCCATACGATCCATTCAAAGGAGCGTCCAAGCCCCTTCGATCGGATCTGGAAACATACATCGATTCCGATTCAGAACTTCGAATTCTCATTGATAAGAAAACTTACTTTCAGACTGGAGTCGATGCCGTCACGGAAATCTTAGATACCTTGAGGTGGAGACATCAGCACATCAAGAACGTTCTGGATTTTCGAAAGTTTACCTCTGGAGCGTAGATAAATACTTCTATGAAAAATGCACTAATCGTAATTGATGTTCAACGACATTTTCTTAAAAATAATCTTGGATTCGTACAGAAGGTAAAAACTCTTTGTCGAGAATATAAAAAAGTCTATCAGATATTTGATAGCATCGATTCCGTTAAACCTGATTTTATATTTCCAAATGAAGTGCGGTCCATTGAAAAACAATATGGATTTGATTTGGACGATAGCAATGTAGAAGATTACTTGTCGGGATCCGAATTAAAAAAGTATAGAAATGGCCATAGCGATTCTTTTCACACTGATGATGGAAGAATGATTGTTCAGACTTCGGGTGTACATCCTTACTTTCTCCTGGAAGACGATCTATTAAAATTGTGCGAATCTTTTTCGGGAAAGGATGTTGATCTGGCAGGTGGTGCGGCTAATGAATGTCTCGAAGATATTAACGCCGCACTGGTTGCGTGCCATGCACGACCCAAGATAATTCTATCCTATGCCTTTGGTGACACATCGGATGGCGATGAGAGTGACGAGTTGAATCTCAATGAGACGGTAAAGCAGATTCTTTTAAAAGAATCCAATCAGATGCTTTCAACCTTAGTCGCTCAAGATCAGAGCGAACGAAAATCCTATCAGGCTTTCGTAAAGACTAAAGCGAATGGCGATTGGGAGAAGGGCGCTCAGATGTATGCTAAGTTGCATGATAGAGACGCCGATGACGTCTTTGGCGAGAAGGACCGTTTGCAAAAATTCATTGGAGTGAAATTTGATTTCGAAACATTTGGACAGGACGACTGGAACAATTACTGGCTCCTGGCTCAGCACTGCGATCATGATAGGCAATTTCAACAAAAAGCCCTGATCGCGATCGTCAAATACGTAGGCAAAGAAAGTGGAGAATTCAAGTATCTGAGTGATCGAATCAGTTGCGGATTACATGGAACACAGAAATACGGAACACAAGACATCTGTACTAAAGACATATGAGTGCAATACATGTTAGTCAGATCGATCAGGCGCATCTTCGTATTACATGTGAAGATGCCGGAGTCATGCAAGAGCTTTCGGACTTCTTTTCATTCTTCTCGCCTGGATACAAGTTCTCTCCGGCATTCCGGAATCATCATTGGGATGGCAAAATCAGACTTCTAAATCTTCGTAATCAGTCTTTACCCGGCGGTTTGTTATATCATCTGGCTCAGTTTTGTTCGTCGCGTAAACACGAACTGATACTGGCATCAGGGCTAGCGCTTCCAAAGCTGTCAGAAGCTGAATCCGCGTCGTCCGTAGCCGCTTATTCGGCCGTTGGTAATGACGGTGAAGATCTGGAGATACGCGATTATCAAGCCGAAGCAATTGCTCATGCGATTGAGAATAAGAAAACGCTGCTCGTATCTCCAACCGGATCTGGTAAATCTCTGATCATCTACCAACTTTTACGATGGTACTTGGACAATACGAAAGGCGCGAGTAAGAAAGCTATTATCATTGTTCCAACCACGGCACTCGTTGAACAAATGTATAAAGACTTCACGGATTATTCGACTGGTGACAAGACGTTTAATGCCGAGAAAGACCTCCATCGAATCTACTCTGGTCAAGAAAAGGATTCGGCCGCGCCGGTCATTATCACCACGTGGCAATCCGCGATTACAATGGGACCCAAATGGTTTGAAAGCTTTGGTGCCGTCTTTGGAGATGAAGCGCACCTTTTCAAAGCCGTGTCTCTGACGAAAATCATGAGCTGGCTCAAGAATGCATGGTTTCGTATTGGAACTACTGGTACGCTTCCCGGTGGAGAAGATGCCAAGGTTAATCAGCTCGTCTTGGAAGGGTGCTTTGGTCCTGTATTTCGAGTGACGACGACGTCGGAGCTGATCGATGCTGGAACACTGGCACAGCTCAAGATTCACATGCTTGTTCTGAAATATCCAAAGCGCCTTTGCGACGAACAGAAGAATGCCGATTACCACGAAGAGCTTGATTTTTTAACGGCATATGAACCTCGAAATCGTTTCATCGTAAATCTGACGGCCGATTTAAAAGGAAATTCCCTGGTTCTTTTTCAATTCGTCGAAAAACACGGCGAACCACTTTTCGAATCGATTAAGAAAAAACTCGATGGTTCCAAACGTAAAGTCTATTTTGTTTCTGGAGAGGTTGAGACCGATGAACGTGAACGGATCCGATCTCTAGTTGAAAAGGAAGATGGCGCCGTCATCGTCGCTTCGGTTGGAACATTTTCAACGGGAGTCAACATTCGGAATCTGCATAACATTATCTTTGCTTCTCCAACCAAATCTCAGATCCGCGTTCTTCAATCGATTGGCCGCGGACTTCGAAAGACTGAGGATGATCGACCAACTACAGTCTACGACATTGCCGACAATCTTTCGAAGAATGGTGTTAAAAACTATACTCTAGAACATGGCATGGCTCGCGCTAAAATATACACCATGGAAAAATTTGACTTTGAAGTTCATGATGTTCCAATCTCATAAATATATTATATGACAGACGATCTGCATAATTACATTCAATCTCTTCCAATCCGTTTATATCGGATGATGGATGGTTCTTTAATCTTGGCCGAAGAAAGCCAGCGCAATATTAAGAATAATCGAGTAATCTTGCAGAAGCCATTACAGCTTTATCCGGTGGTGACAGCCGAATTCCAAATGCAATTGATCTGTGTTCCATGGATGCCGGAATTAAATGAACTCTTGAAAATTCGATTGAGCGACATTATTGCCGAATCGGAGGCTAGCTTCGATCAGAAATTCAAATATTCTCGACATTACCTCATGACATATTTGCAGAAATTACTGTCGGCGGAGGAGTACAATAGCATTATTTCAGAACAATGTGCAGAACATGCCAAGACTTCTGAGGCTCAGATTGGTGTTGCAAATTCAAAGCTTTCTAAAGAAATTAAGAAGCAGGAGAAATCGCATCGATGGCAGTAAATCTCGAGGGGGTTCTTCTCGCAGCCTTCATACTTTCCTTTTCAGTTTTCCTTTCCTTCAATCTCCAATCCAGTTTGCCTTGACTAACCATGGCTATGGCTGAAAGCTGGACCTATTGTAATGAGTGCTGAAAAGAAGTAAAGGCAATAATTACCAGAGACTACGGATTGAAGAATAAAGCTGTACATGTTATCGTTACGTGTTATAGTAACAGAATATGAAAGCTGACACGATCGATGATCTTCCAATCAAGAAACTTAAACCCTCTGATCGACCACATTACGTTAACAATGTAGACTTTTCAACGGCCGTTGTCGAGTATGTCCGAGAGGTTAAAGCCTTTGCGCAAAATAAGAACGTAGGAATTTCTCCTAGAATTTCAGAATATATTGGTGAAAGTCTTTTGAAAATATCTCAAGGCCTTTCACATAAACCAAATTTCATTGGATACAGCTATCGAGAAGACATGGTGATGGATGCGTTGGAAAATTGTATTCGCGCGATATCAAATTTCAACGTGAATGCAGGAACCCGAAGTGGACTTCCAAATGCATTTTCATATTTTACACAGATCTGCTTCTTTGCTTTCATTCGACGAATTCAGAGGGAGAAGAAAATACAAGATACGAAAATGGCGTACATGGAATCTTCTGGAATAGATAAATTCGCCACCTTCGGAGAGGGCGAACATGGAGATTGTCCGGCCGTTGGAGAGGGCATCGTTGAACGAATTCGCCATAGAGTTTCGATTGGTAAAAGTTCAGATGCAATTGTCATGCCGAAAAAAATAGCTTCTTCGAGAAAGTCTAAGCCTTCGTCGACATCCTCTCTCTATTGATTTAACTTATGGCTAAAATTGCTATTATCAATGACACTCATGCCGGTCAGCGGAATGCATCCGATGTTTTCCTCGACTATACAGATAAATTTTACCATGATGTTTTCTTTCCAACCTGTAAAGCTCTAGATATTAAAACGGTCATTCATGGAGGTGATTATCTCGATAATCGCAAGTACGTAAATTTCAAAGCTCTTCATCGCACTCGCAAATCGTTTCTAGAACCGCTAGTCGCCAATCAGATGAAGATGATCATTATTCCGGGGAACCATGATGTCTACTATAAGAATACGAACGATCTCTGTGGACTTCGAGAGGTCCTTGGTTATTTTATCGAAGACATTGAAATAATCATGAAGCCGATTGTCAAGCAGATTGAGGAATTGGATATTGCATTTCTTCCATGGATTGCTCCGGATAATTATGCCGATTCCATGGAATTCATTGGAAAGGCACCGGCGTCTATTCTGATATCACATCTCGAGCTAGCTGGGTTTGAAATGATAAAGGGCATGCCAACTTCGACAGGAGGAATGGATGCCGCACTCTTCAATAGATTTGAAATGGTATTGTCCGGTCATTATCATACCAAATCAACACGCGGCAATATTCATTATCTTGGAACTCAATTTCAACAGAGCTGGGCCGATTGCGATGATCCAAAGTATTTTCACGTTCTCGACACGGTGACGCGTGAGCTCGTGCAAATAAAAAACCCCTTTACTTTATTTGAGCGTGTGGTGTATGATGAGACCGATCCATCTACCTTTGCGCATAATCTGGAGAAATACAAAAATAAGTATGTCAAGATTGTCGTCACGAAGAAATCTGATTCTGCTAAATTTGACAGATTCCTCCAATCGATTCAAGATGCCGGTCCAATTGAACAGCCGAGGATTATCGAATCATTTGAAGAATTTGCTTCCGATCGGGTTGAAGATCATCAGATCGATTTAGAAGATACGGGCCGTCTTCTCCATTCTTACATCGATGGAATAGAAACATCCTTGAATAAAGAACGTTTAAAAAAAATGATGAATGAACTTTTCGTCGAAGCACACCAGACAAAATCTTCCTGAACAATGTTAACATTTCGCTCTATCTCGTATAAGAATTTTCTATCGGCAGGTGATGTGCCTATCACAGTTAACCTCGATCAGAATATAACAACCCTGATCGTTGGCACAAACGGCTCTGGAAAATCCACAATTCTAGATGCAATTTGTTTTGCACTCTTTGGCAAACCTCATCGTGACATCAAAAATCCACAGCTCATCAATTCGATCAATGGCAAAAACTGCGAAGTTCACATTAAGTTTTCCATCGGGCTAGACAAATTTGAAGTCATTCGTGGATATAAGCCTTCAATATTTGAAATCTGGAAAAATGGAACACTCCTGAATCAGGAATCCCATTCGCGCGATTATCAAGGATTCCTCGAGACGAATATTCTGAAGATGAACAAAAAATCGTTCAATCAGATTGTTGTCTTGGGAGCAGGAAATTTTGTACCATTTATGGCGATGCCGATTTGGGATCGCCGCGGCGTCATCGAAGATCTTCTTGACATATCCGTATTCTCTGATATGAATCACCTGATTAAGGATAAACTCGCCAAGTCGCGAGATTCGATTGAGAAGAGCGAAAATCAGCTAGCCATCTTCAAAGAAAAAGTGACACTGCAATCGAAACATCTTTCCGAGCTTCGGCAAATCGATGCCGATTATATTCAGAGAGCGCGCGATGAAATTACATCACTGGAAAATGAAATCTCTGAAGCTGCAAAGATAGCTCAGGTTCATCGAAATTTCCTAGATGACAATTCGAATATTCTCATCGATGCGCATGCGAAATTGCAGAATACGCATCAGACTATGGTGGGATATCGAAAGCAAATTCAATCGAATCTTTCCAAAATTGGAACGGAACTTGAATTCTATGAAAAGAATGATGAGTGTCCAACATGTCAGCAACAAATCGAAGCTCCAATCAAGGAGCGTCGAGCACATGCGTGTTCGCTTAAATCGGCCGAGTTTAATGATGGACTGGTGAAATTGAATAAATCCATCGATGATGTTGATTTGAAATTCAAAAACGCCGTCGTTCAAATGAACGATCTGGCTAAAAATCAAACATCTCTGGCAGCCGTGAATGGAACTATCGCATCTCTTCAATCTCAGATTGGAGCATTGCATAGAAAAATTTCCGAATCATCGGACAAGGTGGACATCAAACAAACTGAAGATGCACTATCCACATCCGAACGCGATTATCTCGCTCTCACGGAAACACGCCTGAGCCAGATCGACGACCGCGCATATATAGACGTCATTCAGGAAATGCTTCGTGATACCGGCATTAAAGCTAAAGTGATCAAGCAATATGTTCCACTGATGAATAAATTCATCAATCAATATCTCTCGGTCCTCGATTTTTTCGTTTCATTCACGCTCGACGATTCATTTAACGAATCGATCCGATCGAGACATCGCGATGATTTTTCATATGCTTCTTTCTCCGAAGGGGAGAAGATGAGAATCAATTTGGCAATTCTTTTCACGTGGCGCCAGATCGCCAAGCTTAAAAATCATTGCGCGACCAATCTTTTAATTCTCGATGAAACGTTCGATTCGTCTCTGGATGGTGATGGAGTGGAAAATCTTCTGCGAATCTTAAATACGCTCACGACAACCAACGTCTTCGTCATCACTCACAAACCTGAAACTATGCAGGATAAATTTTCAGCGATGATTAAATTTGAGAAAAAAGGAATTTTTTCGCACGTGCATCTAACATAGCTTTATTTTTTCGAGCCAGTATGATATCATACTGGCGCCAGTATGATGTAAAAAATAGGACGAGAAGGATCAACTTGATGGCCATCCTTGTGGGGGCGATAAATAGTTTGCATGCTGCAGTTTCCGTTTTAATTGTTAACTGTAGAGCTGACAGGCACTTGTAATACCGTGGCCAGCATTTCTATTTATCCATTGTGTCGATTCGAGCATCTCGACGCGTCTGCTTAGCAAAAGCCTTAAACCATAAGAACCACAAGGCTTTAGGTGCAAGTCGTTGGCCGCCAACGGCGAAATAGTTTCATCTTTTGTCACTTTTTTATTTACATCCTCAAAATTCTTGATATACTAGTATCATGATCGAGCAAGACAATAAAGTGAATATGGTTCAGCAAGGAATGCTGGCCAAACTTCTCGCCAAGGAGAATCTAAGGATTCATCATGGCAACTATACGACGGCATTCTTTGACCCGGCGGCCCGCGTTCTCGGACTTCCAATCTGGAATGTCTCAAAGGACGTCTATGATCTTCTTGTCGGACATGAGGTTGGTCATGCTTTATACACGCCAGCTAGTTCTATTCAAGACTTTAAGAAGCAATGCCCCGATATTCCGTTCGATGCTCTAAATATCGTCGAGGATATTCGCATTGAACGAATGGTGCAGGACATGTATCCGGGTCTAAAGAGCGCATTTCAAAAGGCTTACGTCGCGATGGTTGAACGGAACTTCTTTGGAACTAAGGGAAAAGACGTCGCGACACTGGGCTTCCTCGACCGTCTCAATCTCCATGCAAAAGCTGGAACAGTCATGGACGTCAATCTCTCTGTCGAAGAGAAAGCAATCTATGACAGATGTTTGGCAACCCAGACAATCGAAGATTGCATTCAAATCTGCAAAGACATTGCCCACATGATTGAGAAATCTAAACGTGACGAGGATGCCAAGGACAAGGATGCCAAAGGCAAGGATGCCAAAGGCAAGGATGCCAAGGGCGAGAATGATGACGGAACAGAATCTGAGAGTGGTGAATCGGCCGGCGAAGGCGAAGACGATAAAGCTGAAGAATCTAAGAATGAGGAAATCTCGCTCAATGAAGATTCAAATTCTCCTGCTGGTGAAAATGTCGATTCTGCATATTCTGAAGATGTTGGCACGAATTCCACTGAAGGCTCAAATGCGCGTGGAGAATCGATTCCCTCTTCGAAGCGTTCATATAGTTCTCTAGAACATGAGCTTTCTTCGAACACGGCTGACAATCTGCAAGACTCTTTAGCAAAATGTCTTCAAGATACTTCAGGCGTGTCGCATGCGATTGAACCTTCGGAGCAGGCGATCCGCGGATCGATCATTCCCTTCAAGACCGTTTTAAACCTTCGTCAACAGAAGCTTCAATATAACGCGTTCATGAACGCGGCGGAGACTAAAAGATTCATCGCTGAAAGGAGAAAGTCTGCCAACAAATTCGTCTCCGCGCTGACTCGAGAATTTGAAATGCGCAAGGCAGCTTTTCAATATTCCCGTGCACGACAATCGAATTCCGGCACTTTGAACATGTCGAAGCTTCATTCATACCGATATGCCGAAGACATCTTCAAGTCTGCGACTGTCATGGCCAATGCTAAGAATCACGGTATGATGATGTTTGTCGATATGTCTTCATCGATGACGAGCATGATCGATGACGTCTTCGAGCACACAATCAATTTAGTCATTTTCTGCCAGAGGTTGAATATCCCGTTTGAAGTCTACGGCTTTACAACAGCAAATCAAACCCGCCTACGCAGCATCCCTGCAGCACAGTGGGAAATCAACATCCAGATGTTGAACATCGTTGAACTCTTCTCGTCGCGAATGAATTCCAAAGAGCTGGAATTGGCCATCGACCAAGTTTTGGCCAATAGACATTTCAAATCGATTCGTTGGTCTGACTCGAGCGTTGCGCGGTATAAAAACATCAGTCCCGTAACATGCCAATATGATGAGCTCCATGGAACTCCTCTCAACGAAACGGTGATTGTCGCTCACACTCTAGTCAGAGATTTCCGTAAAAGAAATGTCGTTCAGAAAATGAATATCGTTTTTCTGTCAGACGGCGCAGGTTTACCTCTCGAATATGAACGCTCTAAGCTAGGATATCACATGAAGCTGAAAGTGTCAGTCGTAATCAATAAGCGGCTGGTCGAGTATCAGACGAATTCGTATAGTGCCAGCGCCCGGGCGAATCAATATGAAAAGCTCGTCGAGAATCTTCGAATCACGACAAATTCAAATGTGATTGGCTTCTTCATTCCAATGAATAATACTCGCGGAATCTCAGCTATCAATCGAATGTTCGAATTCGATACTAAGCTTCAGGTAAGTGAGCAAAGTGTGCTTGACAAAGCTAAGGAACAATATAGGAAAGAACAAATCTGCGTCGTCAACGGAGCACACAATTTCACTTCCTACTTCGTTCTCCCCCCATCCGGAGATCTGGAGCTGCAAGAAGATGGGGATTTCGCAGACGCGATCATGGCGAATTCTAAGCTCACTGCGTCTAAATTGACTCGAGCTTTTACAGACTTCAACAAGAAGAAGAGCGAATCTCGAGTGATTTTGAAGAAGTTCTCGGAGATTATTGCTTAAAGATGCGCAAGTAGCTGATATTCATTTGCGTAAACTTTCACTATTTCATTTACATTTTGACAAAACAGTGTAGAATTATCTCATAACGGCAGAAAACGAAACGACAGAAAATATATTATGCATCACCTGATTAAACAAACAGTCGAAAAACTCCATGAACGCAGTCCCGGGCAAATCCACTGGCACCGAGATACGATTAGCGACGTCGCTCGTTCCATTGGACTTTCGTGGAACGACATCAACACACACCTCCTCAATGCGAAATTGCGCAGCGGGCGAGGATGCTATGACATTTCCCGCGTCGACACAAATTCTGCCAGTCCAGTCAATTCTCCTCAGGTGACGACTGCAGAGAGCGAAAGCAATGCGATATCGACTACACTTCCGGCAGCGCCCGAAGTTTTCAAGCTTGCTTCGCGAACCATTCAATCGATTGTCAATGACGACATTCATATTCCAGAAATCGATTCGACCTTTGTTCGGTGGGGCGAATATGACACCATCCTCAAGGCAATCGAATCTAGAACGTTCTTCCCAATTTACATTTCAGGCCTTTCCGGAAATGGGAAGACTATCATGGTCAAGCAAGCATGTGCTAAACTCAAGCGCGAATATTGCCGAGTTCAAATCTCTCCGGAAACTGACGAAGATGATTTGATTGGTGGATTTCGACTTCTGGGAGGCGAGACGGTATTTTGCAAAGGCCCAGTCATTAAAGCCATGGAGCGTGGTTGTGTCCTGCTCATCGACGAAATTGACCGCGGTTCGAACAAAATTATGTGTCTGCAGGGAATTCTAGAAGGTGAGCCGGTGCTCATTAAGAAGACAGGTCAGATAATCGTTCCTGCTCCCGGATTCACGGTTATTGCGACAGCTAATACGAAAGGCCGCGGTTCCGACGATGGTCGTTTCTCGGCTGCTTCATTCATCGATGAAGCTTTCCTCGAGCGATTTGTGGCTACTATCGAGCAAGAATATCCTTCCGCTTCTGTCGAAAAGAAGATCGTGATGAAGCACATGGAGTTGTATGGAAAAGTCGATGAAGCCTTTGCCGATCACTTGGTCTCATGGTCCACTGTTATTCGAAAGACATATGCAAGCGATGCGATCGATGATTTGATTTCAACTCGAAGACTCTGTCACATCACACACACTTTCGCCATCTATGGCGATCGCGCGCGCGCTATTAAACTTTGCACGGCTCGATTTAATGAGGATACGCGGAATGCCTTCATGGACCTTTATTCAAAAATCGACGCAACGATCGTCACCTCTCCCGCTCTTCAAACGAGCGCGCCCGCCCCTCTTCAAGAGCCCGCTTTCTGAAATTACGGCATATCGTAATTAAGTTATTTACTTCTAAACTGTTTAGAAGTAGTATTAGTGACATTGGTTGGATAACAACTAATAAGAAAACAAAACAAACAAAACAAACACATGACAAAGACAAAGACAAAGACAAACAAAGTGAATCAGAAGAACACTCAAAAATTGGCGAAGCTCCTTAAACGTTTCAGTCAGCCCACTGCAGTTCTGGAATATCTCAAGGGCAGCGGTGTCAGTATTACGAGCGCTGAAATGCGAAAAGCTGGTATTGCCAATCCGAGTGCGGTCATCGATCGCCTGCGCTATCGCGGGAATTTCGTCGGCACCTCCGATATTGGGCAAGGCACCGATCGTTCTTTTTATCAGAATTGATAATCGCAATTAGTTATGGGCTACGTATTATTTCCAGACCAACTTCCACCCAGAAGTGCTGAGAATCCGTCATCTCCATCGACTGGAAATAACGCCGGTGGAATCGGGGGCAAGCTCGATTCCATCGGCGCCGTTGGAAAGAAGT